AAAACTATTGAAGATGCAAATTTTGTAGCTCATAGGGTTTTAAAAACAAGATCAGACCTAATTGAAATGGGGTTCGATCAAGAGATTATTGAAAGCTTACCAACATCAAACAATATGATATTGAATGATGAAAGATTAACAAGACTTTCAGATATTGATGAGTCGCCAATAAATCAATCCACAGATAAATCTACAGCAGATATTGAACTATATGAATGTTATATCAGAGTAGATATGGATGGCGATGGTGTAGCTGAACTTAGAAAAGTTGTAGTTGCAGGTGATGGAGGTTATACAATCCTTGAGAATATGGCTTGTGATTCAATTCCATTTTGTTCACTAACACCAATTCCAATGCCACATAGATTTTATGGTAGATCAGTTTCAGAATTAGTTGAGGATGTTCAATTAGTTAAATCAACAGTTATGCGTCAGTTGTTAGATAATATGTATTTAACTAACAATAACAGAGTTGCCATCATGGATGGTATGGTCAACCTAGATGATTTATTAACATCAAGACCAGGTGGGGTTGTTAGAACTAAACAACCACCAAATCAAGTTATGATGCCGATGCAATCGCAGACAATATCTCAACAAGCATTTCCTTTACTTGAATACTTAGATACTGTTAGAGAAAGTAGAACTGGGGTTACAAGATACGCACAAGGTTTAGATGCAGATAGCTTAAATAAAACTGCAACAGGAATAAACACTCTAATGACACAAACGCAAATGCGTATGGAGTTAATCGCTAGAGTATTTTCTGAAACAGGTGTTAAAGATTTATTTAGAAAAATATTTGAATTAACTGTTAAGTATCAAAACAAAGAAAGAATTGTTCAGTTAAATAATCAGTTTGTACCTGTCATGCCGACTGAATGGCGAAACAAATATAATATTACAATTACAGTTGGTTTAGGATCAGGTTCTAAAGAACAACAAATAGTAATTTTAAATAATATTTTAGAAAGACAACTTCAAGCTTTTGGTTTACAAGGTAATAGAGAGTTTCCAATGGTAACTCTTAAAAATATTTATAATAGTTTATCTAAAATTATAGAAAATGCAGGGTTGAAAAATGTTGAAAATTATTTTGTCAATCCAGAGGAAGGTAAGCAAATGGTTACTCCACCTCCTGCTGCACCATTAACACCAATTGAGAAAATAGAATTTACTAGAATACAGTCTGAGGAAAGAAGAAAACTTGCTGAACTAGAAATAGAAAACAAAAAATTAAGAGCAGAAACAGCAGAGGCTATTCTTGGTTTTGAAACTAAAATCAAAGAAATGGAGCTTAAATATAATACGCAATTAGACACTGCGAAAATAAAGGCAGATGCAGACCTAGAAAAACTCATTACATCTAATCGAAACAAAACTTTTTTAGCAGCAGAACAATCAGCTAATCAGTTGAGTCAACAAATAGACAGATTAAATGAACAAGGAACAAGAGGGCAAACTCCAACAGGAGATAACCCAGTCGAACAAAGCTAAACAATTATTTGAAAATCCTTTAGTTAAAGAGGCTTTTGATAAATTAAGAAAACTTTATCAAGACAGCTTATTTAATACAGGGGTTAATGAAGAAAGCACAAGAGAAAAACTTTGGTTGGCATACAACATAGTCAACAAAGTTGAGCAACACTTTATTGAAATGATTGATACAGGTAAACTAGCAGAGAAACAGCTAGAAGATTTTAGAAAAAATATTTCTAAAAAAAAATTCTAAACAAATAAGTTTAGGATAAGTCAACCTCATAAGAGGAACTTAACTTAACAGGAGCAAATAAAATGGCAGACAATTATGCTAATCCTTTGAAGGAAGCTGAAACTGACATCGGTAAAGCAACAAAGGCAATAAGTGGATTACTAGATCCCAAAAAAGAAACAGTAACAGAAACAAAAGAAACAGAAACTAAGGAAGAAGAACAACAAAATTCTCCTGAGTCGTCTAGTGAGGAATCTGAAACAGAACAACCTCAGACTGAGGAAAACAATGAAACTGAATCTAACGATGAAGTTTCAGATGAGGCTTCTCAAGATGAAGAACAATCTGAGATTCAAGAGAAACCAGACTCCACCTACAAGGTAAAAGTTGCAGGTCAAGAGCTTGATGTTACCCTTGACGAATTAAAGAATGGCTATTCAAGAGATGCAGACTACAGACGAAAGACAGAAGAACTATCCTTTGAAAGAAGGCAGTTTCAATCTGAGTCTGACAAGCAAAGACAAGACTATTCGACCAAACTTAATGAGTTGAATCAGTTATTGGCAGTTGCTCAGGAACAGCTTAATGCAGATACAAATTCTGTAGATTTAGAAAAGTTGTACGAAGAAGATCCAACTGAAGCTGCTAGGATTGAACATAAGCTTAGAAAGAAACAAGAAAAGATAAATCTAGCTATGGAAAAAACTCAATCACAGCAGAAAAAACAAATGCAAGACTTTATTCAAGAACAGCAAAGACAATTGGCAAGTAAAATGCCAGACTTTTCTGATCCAAGTAAAGCCTCTCAGTTAAAAACTGGAATGAAAGTAACTTTAAATTCTTATGGTTTTTCAGACCAAGAGATAAATCAAGTTTACGATCATCGAATTGTTATGTTGGTAAACGATGCTATGAAATATCGTAATATGCAAAAGGCAAAACCTAATATTGCAAAAAAAATTACAAAACCAGGCAAAGTTTTTTCATCAGGAGTTAAACAGTCAAAATCTGACATCACTCTTAAAGCTAGGAAAGATAGATTGAGTCGTCTGAAAAAATCTGGCAGCATGAAAGATGCAACCAGTGTATTTTTAGATATGATTAACAATAAATAACCTACATTTAAGGAGTCAATTATGGCACAGGTAACTGGAACTTTTAGTTCCTATGATGCAGTTGGTCAAAGAGAAGACTTATCAGATATAATCTACTCTATTGCACCTACTGACACTCCATTCATGTCAGGTATTGCTAAAGAACAAGCATCGGCAGTATTACATGAGTGGCAAACAGATAGCTTAGCAGCAGCGACAGCTAACAACGCACAAATCGAAGGTGATGAAATTTCATTCTCAGCACCATCGGCTACAACAAGACTTGGAAACAGAACGCAGATTTCAAGAAAATCTGTAATTGTTTCTGGAACTCTTGATACTGTAAGTAAAGCAGGAAGAAATAACGAACTTGCTTACCAAATCTCAAAAGCTTCAAAAGAGCTAAAAAGAGATATGGAAACAATTCTTACAGCTAATCAAGCACCAGTAACAGGTGATGATTCTAATGCAAGAAAACTTGCAGGACTTGAGTCTTGGTTAAAAACAAACACTAACAAAGGTGGTGGATCAGGAGCAGATCCAACTACATCAGGAACTAATGCAAGAACTGATGGAAACCAAAGAGCCTTCACAGAAGCTCAACTTAAAGATGTTATAAAATCTTGTTGGGATGAAGGTGGTGATCCATCTATGGTTATGCTTGGTTCATTCAACAAACAAAAACTATCTGGCTTTACAGGTGGATCTACAAGATTTGATCCTGCTGAAAACAAAAGATTAGTTGCGTCTGTTGATGTTTATGAGTCTGACTTTGGTGCATTACAAGTAATGCCTAACAGATTCTCAAGAAGCAGATCAGCTTATGTTTTACAACCTGATATGTTCAGTGTTGCATTTTTGAGAGATTTCTCATTAATGGATTTAGCAAAAACTGGTGATGCAACTAAACAAGCATTGTTAGCAGAATACACACTTGTTTCTAAAAACGAAAAAGCAAGTGGTGGTATTTTTGATTTAACAACATCATAATAATAAACATGGTAGGGGGAGCAATCCCCCTATCTCAACAATTTGTTTGGTCTTTGAAGTCATTCATTGGCAGAACGAAGCAAACTAATAGGTAAAAAATGAGAACACTTAACGATTACTTTTTAACAGTAAAAATGACAGATGTTTCAACTTCTGGATCTGTATTTGTTGCAGTACCAGATGGAGGCACTGTTATTAAAATTATGTCAGTTATCGATGGAGCTATTGGAACTGCTGATGCAGTTATCACACCTTCAATCGGTGGAACTAACATAACTAATGGAGCTATAACAATTACACAATCTGGCTCTGGAGCAGGGGATGTAGATACATCTGAACCTACAGCAGCTCACAGTGTAGTTGAAGGAGATAGTATCAAGCTAACTACTAATGGTGCATCTTCAAATACAATAGCTGCAACATTTACTATCATCATTAGAAGATAAAACTTTGGGGGTGAAAGCCCCCAATAATTATAGGAGAAAACAAAATGCCAATGGGAAAAGGTACTTATGGTTCTAAAAAAGGCAGACCATCAAAAAATAAAAAGTCTAAAAAAAATAAAAAAATGAAAACAAGAAAAGGTAGATACTAATGAGTTTTAATTATGGATTAAGACCTACAACTGTTCAGATGCTAACATCGTCTGGTACATCATCACAGTCTAGTGCTTTTGGTGATTACACATACTATGTAAGAATTTGTGCAGATGCAGATTGTCATATTTTATTCGGTGCAAATCCTACAGCTACATCTAGCAGTATTTTCATAGCACAAGATCAACCAGAGGTGTTTAAAGTATCTCCAGGTGAAAAAGTTGCAGCGATTGGATCATCTAATGTTTCAATTTCTGAACTTAGTGCGTAGTGGCTAAAAAGAAAAAAAATAATCTTTACGCAAAAGTTGAGCATGAAAGCAAAGCTAAGTTCAAAAGAACATCTATTTCAAAACGCAAACCTAAGATGAGTTCTATGAATAAGCATAAAAAAAGATCGTTTAAGAGATATAATAGGAGTGGTAAATAGTGTCTAAGTATAGCACAGAAAAAGAAGGTTTGATTACAGATGTATTTCATCAAGGTGAAAACTCTGTTGTCCATGAACGAAAGATGGATCACAAACCTATATTAGATCACAATAAAAAATTATATACTCAAAATGATGGTTACTCAGCATCTAAAGAATTAAAAAGGGTGGCATCAATACCTATTTTAGTTTTAGAAATTTGGGCTAAAGAATACAATCAAGATCAAAACAAAGGTAATTGGTTTGCTTTACCTAAAAATGTTCAAAATAAAATATTAAAAAAAAAATTAAATAGTTCTGAATATAGATATTTTAGAACTGCACCAGGTAATTTATAATGGCACTAAGTAATTATACAGAATTAAAAGCATCAATAGCAAATTGGTTAAATAGATCAGATTTAACAAGTGAGATAGCTGATGACTTTATTAAATTAACAGAGGCAGATTTTAATTCAAAATTAAGAATTAGAAAAATGATAACACAAGCATCTATAACGATTGATGCTGAAACTGCAAGTTTACCTACAGATTTTTTACAAGTAAGAGATTTTTATATATTAAGTGGTAGTACCAAACACCCTTTAAGATATATGACTCCATCACAAATGGATCAAACAAAAGGCACATCTAATACTGGTTTACCTCTAGCTTATACAATTCTTGGTGATACTTTTAGATTTATGCCAAAGCCTGATAGTTCTTACTCAGGTGTAATAAATTATTATAAAAAATTTACTGCTTTAAGCACATCAAATACAAGTAATTTTATTTTATCAGATCATCCTGCAATTTATTTGTATGGTTCTTTATTTCATGCTGCGAACTTTTTAGGTGGTTATAATCCACAACAGGTTCAAACTTGGCAACAAATGTTTGGTACAGCATTAGAAAGACTAGAACAAAACGATAGAGAAGATCAATTTTCTGGTTCACCATTACAAATTAGATCAGAGGATACTGTGGGATCACCCTTTAAAGAGGTTTATACAACAACAACTACATCGACTTAATTATGCAATTACCTTTTGGAGAATGGCTACCTGACCAACCTGATTACTTAAATCCTGGTGCTACTGTTGCAACCAATGTTTATCATGCTCAAACAAGTTACAAACCATTTAAAGGTTTAGTTTCTTATAGTGCAAATAATATTGGTAAAAATTCTAAAGGTGCAGGTAGTTTTAGAGATAACACTAATACTGTATTTACTTTTGTTGCAACAAAAACAGATTTATTTCAATTAGCAAATGGTACATTTACATCAAGAAAATCAGGACTAACAGGTTCAGATACAGATTTTATTACCTTTACTCAGTTTGGTAATTTTATTATTGCCAGTAATGGTGTTGATGCAGCTCAAGTTTATCAAATGGGTACATCTACAAACTTTGCTAATTTATCTAGTATTGCAACATCAGGCACACCACCAGTATTTAGAGTGAGTGGTGTTATAAGAGATTTTTTAGTTACTGGTTCTATTGCTAATGCAAAAAACAGAGTAGCTTGGTCTGGTTTAAATGATATTTCTGTATGGACAGCAGGTGAAAAATCATCTGATGTTCAAGATTTACCTGGATCTGGTGGTGAAGTAGTTCACATAACATCAGGTGAGGTGGGTTATATATTTCGTCAAAATCAAATAGTTCGTATGGACTTTGTTGGTGGTAATGTTGTATTTAGATTTTCTGTTATATCTTCAAACAGAGGTGCAACTTATGGACAAACTGTTTGCCAAGACAACAGACAAATATTTTTCTATGCCGATGATGGTTTTTTTCAAATAGATGGCGACCAAGTAATACCTATAGGTGCAGAAAAAATTAATAGATTTTTTGACCAAGATTTGAATAAATCTTTTTCAGATAGAATATCAGCATCAGTTGATCCATTTAATACATTAGCGATTTGGTTATATCCATCTGTTAATGAAGCAAACACTACAGGTATTTGTGATAGATTATTAATTTATAATTATGTAACAAAAAAATGGACAATTGCAGAGGTTAAAGCATCACAAATATTTCCTCAATTTGTTGTTATCGATACTGTTGAAAAAATGGATTTAATTTCTGAAAATTTAGATAGTATTAACTTTGCTTTAGATACTCCTTTCTGGTCATCAGGATTTTTAAATCTTGGTGCAATTGATGAAAATTTTAAAGCAGCAATATTTTCTGGTCAAAATTTAGAGGCAGAATTAGAAACAAAAGAAGCTGAATTAATAAAAGGTTCAAGAACAAATATTACTGGTATTAGACCAATTGTTGATGCTACAGCGAATGTGGTAATTAAAACAAGAGAAAGATTAGCTGATACACCAACATCAAGTTCATCAACATCAATGAACTCAAGTGGTTTAAATCAAGTTAGAAAATCAGGCAGATATTTTAAAATAAATGTAAAAATTCCAGAAGGTTCTATTTGGAATCATGCACAAGGAATAGATTTAGAAGCTAGTCCTGGAGGTAATAGATGAGTGATAAAGTTGACATTGACAACATTAGATACTCTTTTGAAGCTAAAGAACTTTTTCAAAGACAAGTTGAGGAAGCAGTTAATACACTAATAAATAAAAACAATACTGAAAGTGATAAAGCTTTTAGTTGGTTTATGAATTAAGGATACTATGACATCAAATATTAAAGATTATTCAACAACACAAGCTAACAATACATCATTGAATGGCATAAGTGTTGCAGAAGGTATGCTACCTTCAAACTTAAATAATGCCATTAGAGCATTAATGAAAAATACAAGAGATTGGTTTAATGATGCACAATGGGTTGAATATGGTGATGGCTCTGGTTCTTTTACAGCTACTTATGTTTCAGCTACATCTTTTAAAATAGAAGGTTCAGATGTAACATCTATTTATCATGCAGGTCGTAGATTAAAAATTATAGCATCTACACCTGGCACAATATTTGGTACTATAACAAGTTCATCTTTTTCAACAGACACTACAATAGTTGTTTCTTTTGATAGTGGTTCTTTATCAAATGAGGCTATATCAAATGTTTATATTGGAGCTTTATCTAAAACAAACGACTCTATACCAACAGGAATTTCAGCAACTAAAATTGCAGATGGATCTATTAGCGATGCAGAATTTCAAAGATTAAATGGTGTAACAAGCGATATTCAAACACAAATAGATGCAAAAAATGCAACAATAACTGGTGCAGCATCTACAATAGCTACATCTGATTTAACAGCATCAAGAGCATTACAATCTAATGGATCAGGTAAAGTAGAGGTTAGCTCAGTTACAGCTACAGAACTTGGCCATGTATCAGGTGTAAGTTCAGCTATACAAACTCAAATTAATACTAAACTTACTGCATCAAATAATTTATCAGATGTTGCATCAGCATCTACTGCAAGAACAAACTTAGGTCTTGCTATTGGCACAAATGTTCAAGCTTTTGATGCTCAACTTAGTGATATTGCAGGACTAACACCAACTGATAGCAATTTTGTTGTTGGTGATGGTTCAAATTTTGTTACAGAAACAGGAGCTACTGCAAGAACATCTTTAGGTTTGGGTAGTGTTGCAACACAAAATTCAAATTCAATTGCTATAACTGGTGGATCTATAACAGGATTATCTCAACCTTCTGCAAACTCTGAGGTTGCAACCAAACAATATGTTGATGATCTTTTAGCAGGTATAAGAACAAGAGTTTCAGTTAGAGTTGCTACAACAGCAAATATTGATTTAACTCAAGACTTACAAAATGGCGACACAATAGATGGTGTAACTCTTGCAACAGATAATAGGGTGTTAGTTAAAAATCAAACTAATGCTACACAAAATGGTATTTATGATGTTGTCGCTAGTGGTACAGCTACAAGACCAACTGAGTTTGATACTTTCAATGAACTTGCAGGTCAATTAATTTCTGTTCAAGAAGGTTCAACTCAAGCTGATAGATTATTTTTATGTACATCTAATTTTGGTGGTACATTAGGAGCTGACAATATAGTTTATCAACAACAAAATGTAACAACATTAGATTTAGTTCAAGATACATCACCACAATTAGGAGGTGATCTTGATGTAAATGGTAGAGATATTGTTTCAACATCAGATGGCAATATTACTCTTACACCTAATGGATCAGGTGTTGTTAGACTTGATGGTAATGTAGATATTTCAACAGGTTTAATAGCTCTTAAAAATGGTGGTTCACAATCAGAACTAAGATTATATTGTGAGTCATCTAACGCACATTATCTTGCAATAAAAGCTCCACCTCATTCACAATTTTCAGGAAATGTAACTTTGCAATTACCAGGTGGTACAGGCACAAGTGGACAAGCTATAGTAACCAATGGATCAGGTGTTTTATCTTTTGCAGATATTGCAGAAACAAAACCAACAGTGGCTAATGTATCTCAAACAATTGCACCATCGACTGCTACAACAATAAATATTACAGGAACAGGTTTTGTTTCAATACCACAAGTAGATTTTGTTAATGGCTCAACTGGAGCTGTTACAAGAGCAAACACAGTTTCATTTACTAATGCTACAACACTTTCAGTAAATGTAACTTTAACATCAGGAAACTATTATGTCAGAGTTGAAAACCCAGATGGTTTAGCAGGTAGATCAACAAATAATATTATTACAGCATCTACTGCACCTAGTTTTTCAACATCAGCAGGTTCTTTAGGTACGATTGCAGGAAATTTCTCAGGAACAGTTGCAACTATTGCAGGATCATCCGACAGTGCCATAACTTTTTCTGAAACAACATCTGTTTTAACAAATGCATCAGAGGCAAATTGCAGTTTGAATAGTTCAACAGGTGTGATAACAACAAGTGATTTTGGTGGTTCGTCAACTACAGCAACCACTTATAATTTTACAATAAGAATAACAGATGCCGAAGGTCAAACAGCAGATAGAGCATTTAGCTTAACATCTAGCTTCGGTGCAACAGGTGGAGGACAATTTAACTAATGACAACAAGTATAGCTAGAACTTTAACAAGTAATGGTTCAAGAAGAAAAGGAACTTTGTCTTTTTGGTATAAAAAATGTGAAGTAGGAACATCAAGAATGGTATATCAATCTTATACAAGTGGAGGAAATAATCACAATATACTTTTTAATACTGATGACACTTTAAGATTTACAAGTCAAGTAAGCAGTAGTAAAAAAATAGATTTAGTCACTACTAGAAAATTTAGAGATCCTAATGCTTGGTATCATATAGTTACAGCTTTTGATACTGAACAAGGTACAGATACAAACAGAGCAAAAATGTATATTAATGGTGTGCAAGAAACTTCATTTACTAATGCTTCTGGTGGTTCACCAACTTATCCATCACAAGACCAAGATTTACAAGTAAATATATCAGGTGAACATATTTATTTTAATAAAAATGGAGATGGTGCAGGAATGGAAGCAACTTGTGTTTATTCTCACATTCATTATATAGATGGAACTATGTATGACGCATCAGCATTTGGTTCATTTGATAGCACAACTGGAGAATGGAAAATAAATACTTCGCCATCTGTTACTTATGGAACTAATGGTTTCTTTATTTTAAAAGATGGTAACTCAGTAACAGACCAATCTGGTAATAGTAACGACTTTTCAGTTGAGCAAGGTACACTTACAAAAACAGAAGATAATCCAAGTAATGTTTTTGCTACATTAAATCCTTTAGTAAAAGTTGCTGGTAATGTCACATATTCAAGTGGTAATACAAAAGTTGATAGATCAGGTTCAGATGCTTGGCGAACTTGTTATTCTACTTTAGGAATGACAACTGGTAAATATTATTTTGAAACATTAAAAAATAGTGGTGCTAATAATATAGTTGGAATCAGAGGAGCTGAACAAGCAGATGGTTCTACATCAGGATCAGGTAATGACTATATAGCTCATACATCACAAGGTTGGGGATTATATGATAATGATGGTATTCCTAGACATAATGGTACTACTCTTGGTTCAGCAATAGGAACTTATGCAAATGGTGATTACATAGGTGTTTTCTTAGATTGTGATAATTTAAAATTATATTTTTCAAAAAATGGAACAATGTTAAACACAACTGGATATAGTTTAACAGCTGGATTAACTTATATGTTTGGTGTTTCTGTCTATGATAATGGAGGAAGTTTAAGTTGTAATTTTGGTAATGGTGCATTTGGTTCAACGCAACTTACTGGAACGACTTACAATGGTTCAGATGGAAATGGTATTTTTAAATATGATCCAAATAATATTACTTTAGATGGCTCATCTAAATCTTTTAAATCATTATCAACGAAAGGATTAAATACATAATGGCTTTACATTCGTTACACTCATGCAAAGAAAACTTTTCTTTGATTTATCAAAGCAAAGAAATTTACAATAAGGAGATATTTTAATCATGGCATACACAACAATTAATAAATCGACAGACCATTTTAATACTAAACTTTATACTGGTAATGGTTCAACAAATGCACAAACAGGTGTAGGATTTCAACCAGATTGGTTATGGGTAAAGTGTAGAAGTGATGCAAATGGACATCAATTATTTGATGCTTTAAGAACAACTTATTCTTTATCAACAAATGAAACTGATGCTGAAGCAAACAGAGCTAGTGATGGATTTACATCTTTAGATAGTGATGGATTTACCATGAATGGCAGTGGTAATGGAGGAAGCACAAATTTTAATAGTAGAACTTATGTAGCATGGAACTGGAAAGCAAATGGAGCAGGTTCAGCTAATACAGATGGTACAATAAACTCTACAGTTTCAGTAAATACAACAGCAGGATTTAGTATTGTGTCTTATACAGGAAATGCTACTAATGCTGCAACAGTAGGTCATGGGTTAGGTGTTGCACCAAAAGTAATTATTATTAAAAATAGAAGTTCTTCTCAACATTGGAGATTTCACACTACTGCTATAGATGGTTCTTATGATTTATTGTATTTAAACTTATCAAATGCTAAATCAGATAGTTCTATAACAGCACCTACATCATCTGTTTTTACTTTAGATGCTTTTACAGAAGATAATGGTTCTGGAAATTCTATTATTGCCTACTGCTTCGCAGAAAAAACTGGTTACAGCAAGTTTGGTTCTTATACTGGTAATGGTAATGCTGATGGAACATTTATTTATACAGGATTTAAACCTGCTTTCTTTTTAATGAAAGAAACTACAGATTCTTCAACTAATTGGATTATATATGATAATAAAAGAAGTACATTTAATGCTGTTGATGATTTTTTAAAACCAAATTCAAATGATGCTGAATCAACTGGTTTAGATTTTGATTTTTTAAGTAATGGTATTAAGTGTCGTAATAATAATTCAGGTATAAATGCGTCTGGACAAAACTACATCTACATGGCATTTGCAGAAGCACCCTTAGTAGGTTCAAATAATGTACCATGCACAGCTAGATAATTATGATTAACAGGGTTGAGTCATTAAAAAAACAATATGAATCTAAAATTTTAGAAGCTGATGAAAATATAAAATTACTTTTACACAACCCAAAAGTAATTCCAGAGCATACAGATATTAATAAAGAAATAGATCATTGGTTAGATGTTAAAGAAAAAAATTATTCTAAGCTACAACATATTCTAAGTTACATACCTAAGAAAGAAGAACAAAATGGCTAATCTTTATAGATTTTTTGGCAAAGCTTTAGCAGCATCATCTGAAACAAATATTATTACAGCAGGTACTAATGAAACAATAATTATTAAATCTATTATTGTTACTAATAATACTGCAAATACACCAAATATTTCATTTGATGTAAATGATAATTCACAAACAACAGATTTTACCATCATCAATACTAAATCGCTTTCTGCAAATAACTCAGAGGAAATGTTATCAAAACCTCTAGTTTTAGAGCCATCAGATATTTTAAAAGCAACTGTTAGCTCAACAGATAGCATACACTTAGGCATCAGCTACTTAAGTATTACATAATGAATTTAGTAAATATTCCACCATCACAACTAAATGATGTTTGGAATTTAGTTAAAAAAGATATTCAACAAGCTTTATCTTACTCAGGCAATCATACAGATGCAGATTTTGTTTATGAAACTATAAAAAATAACAAAATGCAATTGTGGGTGCTTTGGGATAATTCAAAAAAAGCAACGATTGAAAAATACTATGGAGTTGTTGTTACTGAAATTATTGAAAGAAAATTAAAAAAATCTTGCAATATATTTATTGTAACTGGCAGACATAGACAAAAATGGCAACATCTTATAAAAATTATTGAAGATTTTGCTAGTAAACATGAGTGTACCAACATTGAGCTTATTGCAAGAAAAGGTTGGAAAAAAATAATGGAACAATTTGATTACAAAGAAACTCATATTGTTCTTGAAAAAACAATAACAAATAAAAAGGATAAATAGTTATGTCATTTGGAGGAGGATCAAGTGGTGGAGGATCACAAGCACAAGTTAATCCTTATGCACCTGCACAACCTGCATTAAATCAGATTATATCTGAGGCAGGTAATTTATATAATCAAGGAGTAGCAGCATCAGGTTATGTTGCACCAAGTCAACAAACAACTGAAGGTTTAGCATCGCAAGAATTACTTGCAAGATCAGCAAATCAACAATTATCAGACACATTAAGTGGTAGATTTTTAAATCCTTTTTTATCTCCAATGTTACAAGGTTCTGCTATGGATATTGCTAATGCTGTAAATACTCAGTTTTCTGGTGCAGGAAGAACACCTGGCAGTCCAATGAATCAGCAACAAATATTATCAGGTATCACTCAAGAAGCTTTACCATTAGCCTTTGACCAATTTGAAAGAGAAAGAAATAGACAACTTGGTATTGCTACAGCAGCACCTAGTCTATTACAAACTGGTCAACAATTAGAAAGTATTGAAAGACAAAGAAACTTAGCACCCTTTCAATCATTACAACAATACTCATCTTTAATTAACCCTATTGCAACTGGTTTTCCAGTTCAACAAACAGCAACCAATCCTAACAGAGTGACACAAGGTTTAGGTGGTGCATTAATTGGTAATATGATTGGTGGAGCTGAGTTTGGAATAGGTGGAGCTGTTTTAGGTGGTTTATTAGGAGGTCTATTATAATGGATAAAATAAATAAACTTATTTATGATTTAAAAACAGATATAGATAATAACACCTCAAAATATATTATGATTTTGGGTGGATTATTTATCGTTTCAATAATTTTTTAAGGAAAAAAATGCTTTTAGATAAAGATTTTGTTATGCAAGGTGGTGTAAGAAATTATCTTGGTAAAACTGAAGAAGTTACAGCACCTAAATTTTGGCAGTCATCACCAGATAGTCCACCTACAGAATTAGCATACATTACTGAAGCAGAAAAAGGTTTGTTAGCAGATGCTAACTTACATGGTTCTATTAAAGATGGTAAGCCTAATATGGGTGCATCAGGTTTACTTAGCTTTGATGGTTTTGGATCAACAGATCCAGGACAGAACAGAGCAGGTGGCGATGTATCAGGTGCTATGGATAGAGGTCAAGATGATAGTGGACAAAGATCATCTGGTGGTGGTTCTACTGCTGCTTTTCAAGGTCAACAAAGTAATCAGTTTAATACTGCCATGTCAGATGCTCAACAAGACAGAGTTGTTGCACAAAATGTAACTGACTTGGTAAATCAAGGTGTTAATATTAATGATGCTTTGACTGGCAAAACATCTTTAGAAAGATTAACAAGTTCACCATTTTTTACATTAAATACAATCAAACAAATAACAGCACCTTTTGCTAATGCTGCTAATAAAAAAAGACGAACTAATTTTTTACAAGGTACTGACCAATTTGGTATGCCAAGAGCAAGAGATTTTTTTATTGCTAATGGTAGGGCATTTGATCCTAATGCTACTCTTGTTCAAGGATCGCCAGAGTTTGATTTTTTAACTGATGCAGGTTATTTTAATACAGTGCAGTCAAATAATAATAATAATGATGGCAACGACAATACTATTTTATTTGATAATCCTGATGATGCTAGAACAATTGAAACTAATGAAAATTCTATGGTCAATCAATATTTTGCAAATTTGAATAATAATAATTTAGGTATTTCATCAAATTACTTGAATACCTACAATGCAGCTAAAACAAAAATGGCACAAACTTTAAACTTAACACCAAACACTCAACAATTTGGATTTAATGCAGATCCTTTTTCAAACTTTTCAATGAGTATGACATCTGCTAATCCATTCTTTGATGAGTTACAATCACAAGGACTAATATAATATGAGTATATTTGATAGATTTAATTTAAGAGGTTTATTACAAGATGAACAATTCTTATTAGGTGCAGGTCTTTTATCAGCAGGATCTCAAGGACAAAACTTAGGTCAGGCAGCATTACCACAATTAATTAATGCTACAAGAACTGCAAACATGTTTCAAAATCAACAAAACATAAAAGATGTTAGAGATGAAATATCAAAAATGGATATGACAGGATTAACAGATTTAGAAAAAGCTATTTTAAAAATTGATCCCATAAGAGGTTATTCAAGTATAATGAAAAATAAAGCTAAACCTAAAAAATCTGTAAGACAAATGACAGATTCAGAAAAACAAGAATTAAATATACCAACTACCGATAGAGTTACAGCCACAGTAGATCAAAATGATAATATTACAGATTACAAATTTACATCAAAAACAGATGACAGAGTAAAAGAAATAAGAAAAGCTGTAAAAGATTCTAAAATTAATGAGGTAGATGAAGCATTACAAGCTATTGAAAATGAAATATCAACTTTAATAAAATCTGGAGAGAAAAATTTACCTGGTATTGGTATTGTTCAAGGAAATGTGCCAGATTTTTTTACTGAAAAAAAAGGTTTAAAGTTAAGATCATTAGTACAAGCTTATGAAAACATAAGATTGAAGAAAAGATCAGGTTCGCAAGTTACACCAAATGAATTAACAAGATCACAAAATGAATTAGCAGGATCTATTAAAACTGCTAATGAAAATGTTTTTTTAGATATTTTAAAGGAAAATAGAAGGGTTTTAGAAAAACAAAAAAAATTAGCATTTGCAGGTTTTGATGATGCTGATGTTAAATCATATCAATCTCAAGGTGGATTACAATTTATAACATCACCAATTCTTAATTTATCTCTAAGTGGCACAGGAAATAATGAAGATCCATTAAATCCTTTTGCAAATGTTTCTGATGAAGATTTATTAAGAATGAGAGAATTATATAGATAGACTTATGAACAGAGAACTTATTGAAAAAGAAATTCAAAGAAGAAATTTGATACAACAAGGCATGAGTCTTGAAAAAATACAAAATGAAATAGATAGAAGAAACGCACAAAAACAAGAAAATACTGATAAAGGATTTCCAGGTATAATTGACGATATTGAAATTCCTGCATCAAATGCAAGATCCGAAGCAGTAGAAGAATATTTAACATCACCTGCTTTTGGTAGATTAGTTTTAGAAGTTACTGGGGGAGTTGTCGGAACAGTTGTTGCACCACAAATAGCTTTACCAGTTTATATCGGTAGAGCAGCAGCTTTTGTAAGACCTGCATTACAAGCAGTAGCAACAAGAATGACAGGTGCAGGTTTGGGTGAGGCAAGTGGTGCTTTAGCAGCACAAAGTTTTGATCCAAGAGAAAGTGTATCTAAAGAAATGTTAAGAGCATTTGCTACAGGTGCTACAGCAGAGGGTGTTGGTACTATTGCAAATAGAGCAATTGCTAAAGCTTTAGGAAAAAATAAAAAATTAATAGATGGTGCTGAAGAAGCAGTAGAAACTATAGAACAACAAAGAAAAAAAATTTTAGCTAATCCAAAAGATTATGATAGAAAAATTTTAGATGCTACAAAAACAGGAACTTTAACACCTGGACTTTTACAAGAAGGTCAATTAGTAGATTTATTAGAAAATTTGTCAGAATTATCTTTATTTGGAGGTGGATCAGTCAGATATGCTAGAGAAGGTGCAGAAACTTTAGCTAGTGCAGGAATAACTGATTATGTAAGAGCTTTAAGAAATGTTGGAGATTTAGAAGATTTAGGAAATTTATATCAAAAAACTTTAGCTGATGATTTGACTGCTTTTAAAAGAGCATCTAATAAAAAATATGCAAAATTAGATGAAGCTTTGAAAAAAAATAATCCAAATGCAATAAATATATCTTCAATAAAAACAGCAGCAACAGCAAGATTGAAAAACATTGGTTTACCTGGCACAAATCCTGCTTTAGAAAAAGATTTAATAGCAATTACAAAATTGCCAGATTTAATTAATTTTAGTAAAGCAAATTCAATACGATCAGATTTTTTAAGTAGAAGCAGAAATATTTCAGATCAGTTTGGTAATGTAAATAAACAATTTTCTACTGAATATGGAAAAAAATTTACAGCAGCTATGGATGATGCAAAAATTCCAGAGTCAGTAAGAATTGCTTATGATGATGCTCAATCTTTTTATAAAGATGGTGCAGAAATTTTTAACACAAAACTTTTTAAAAAATTATTACAAGATGAGCCTGATGTTGTTTATAAATCAATAATTGCAGCAGGTGATAGACCTGTATTAGTAAGAAAAACTTTTGATATTTTAGAAAAAAGAATAAAAGATACAACTGTAAAAAATAATTTAAAAACTGCTTTAAGAGGTGAATTTTTAGATGATGCAATTAGAAGTTCTCAAAAAAGTAATGTTCAGTATGGTCAAGAGTTAGACGCAACAAAATTAGATAATTTTTTTTCAAAAAAAACAATGATGATGAAAGAATTGTTTGAACCAGAACAATTAAGAAATATTGAAAAATTAAAAAATGCTTTAGCATTTTCACAAGGTAAATTAAGAAAAAAAGGTGGATTGCCAGGTGCAATATTTATTCAAATGAAACAATCTGGTGCAGTTATGACTTTGACTAAACTTGGTGCTATAGGTGGTGGTGGAGCTGTGGGTGGAGTACCTGCTGCTGCAACTATTTTACTTGCTCCAGGAATTTTAGGAAAAATGTTTACCTCACCAAAAATTGTAAAACTTTTAACTACAGGTTTTAGATATAATACAAATCAAACACTTGCAGGAAGAACATTTAGACAAATAGTGGCACAAATGTCAAAAGAAGGATTAATTGATGAGGATGAAAAAGATGATGTTCTCAAACAAATTAAACAAGGTGGTTACTAATGCCTACTCAATCTCAAAAAAATGCAAACGAAATAATCAAATTACAAGGTGAAATAAAATTAATACATAACAAAATAAGTGTAATTAAGGATAATCATTTACACCATTTAGATATGAAGGTGTCAAATGTTTATAAATTATTATGGGCAGTAGGTATGGTAAGTCTAAGCTCATTACTAAGTCTGATAATAAGTCTATTAAATTAACAACATCTATAAAAGGATCAATTGGTGAATACCAAGAGGTGATAAACTTTTTGCGAAAAGGTTATTATGTTGCTAAAGCAGTAGATCCTCAATGTCCATTTGATTTAGTGGTGGTTGATAAAAAAGGTAAGATTGTATTGTTAGATGTTAAATCTAACACTTACAGAAAAAAGATTAAAAAACCTCATTATTCTAAAAAAATAGGTAGAGGCAGAACAGAATTACAAAAAAAATTAAATATTAAATTATTAATGATTGACCATGAAAGTCAGTGAAAACACATCTATTTCAATGCCAATAAGAAATATGTTGGCTATCATAGCAGCAGTAGCAATTGGTGCATGGGCTTATTTTGGAGTTATTGAAAGACTAAACCAATTAGAAACTGCCGATACATTACAAAAAGCTGATTTGCTTAAAAGAGCTGAACAAGAACCTAAAAATTTAGAAATGTATATGCTTATAGAACACCTTGCAGGACAAATAGAAGATATTGAAGAAGAACTAAAGTTAGGCAGATACAATAAAGTAAACATAGATCACCTCAAAGAACAGGTTGATATTTTACAAAAAAAATTAAATGGAACGCATTAATAGACAAATTATTAAACACATTGAAGATGTTAAAAAAAAACAACTTGAAAAAAAATTAAGTACAGAGCTTAGAAAAGAAGTTGTTATTAATCGTTTTGGTAGCAGCAAATATACTATCAAACAAGGTGTTAATAAAGGCAAAGTCTTAGGGTGAAAAATTTATTAAAAAAAATAACAAAAACTAAATGGTTTATAAAACTATTTGGTAAAAGATGTGCTTGTGATGATTGAAACAGTTTTTGCTTTATTAATGATTATTGACCATGAAATTAAAGAACACAGGATACAACCAAGTTTGTCAGCTTGTATGAAAGCAAAAAGAGAAGCTGAAAGATCCAGTGGTAATGTTTATTATAAATGTATTCGTAGCGAAGCTGAAACAGAAATTTATATGGGTGAAAAAAGTATTAAAAAATTAATACTCAAATAATTCATGGATAATTTTTTTTTAAAATTTTTTACCTTTATGGATAAAATTGTTGATGACATGGACAAAGCCATGTTTCCACAACCAAAAAAAAGAAAAAGAAAAAAATGCAAAAATTGTCATTGTAAATGTCATTGTAAGGAAGAATTGCATACGCATTGGTATGATGGTGATTTATGTGTTTGTGAAGGATGTCAATGTTAGGAGATTATTATGTTAGAGCTAATTCTTTTAAAATTAGAAAACTTTTGCAGAAAACTTTATGCGTTTGTTTGGGGAACAAGAATAAGATTAACCACAAAACTAAAAAAGAGGATTTATGTACGACACATTAAAAAAAGAAATACAAGAACATGAAGGTTATAGAAACAAAGTTTACCTTGACCATTTGTCAAACAGAACTGTGGGATATGGTCATTTATGTTTAGATATAGAACAGTGGGATGATAATAAAGAATATACAAAAGAAGAATTGGATTTAGTATTTGAAAAAGATTTTGATATTGCTTTGAATGATGCAAACAAAATTTTAGAAGGAAAACCAGTAAACAATGTTGCAAGAGAAGTAATTATTGAACTTGTTTTTAATATTGGAATGCCAAGAACAAAAAAATTTGTTAAAATGCTTTCTGCTTTAGATAAAGAGGATTATGGTGAAGCATCATTTCAACTTTTAGACAGTCTTTATGCAAAACAAGTTCCTGCAAGAGCAGGTAAGTTAGCAGGAAAAATGAGGTCAGCAAAACTTTAGGAGGTTAAAATGTGGTTATCACTAGCAAAAATGGCGATAAAAACAGGAACGCATCTTTATCAAAATAAACAAAGAACAAAACAATTGATGTCAGATGCTCAAATGCTTCATGCTGAAAAAATGGCAAAAGGTGAAATTGAATATAAAGCAAAAATTATTGAAAGCAACGATCAAGGTTACAAAGACGAATTTGTCCTTGTTCTCATATCTATTCCTATTATTTTATTGGGTTGGTCTGTTTTTTCTGACGATCCTTCAATAAGAGAAAAAATAGATTTATTTTTTGAATACTTTAAAAACTTACCATATTGGTATCAAGCTATATTTATTGGTGTTGTATCTGCAATCTATGGACTTAAAGGTGCAGATATTATGAGAAAAAAATAAATGTCAGATAACTCAGAAATAATAAACGAATATAAAGATCAAATTCGTATCTTAAGACAAGAGGTTGCTGAATTGCAAGACGCAGGTAAGTCTAAAGATGCAGCTAATAAAAGGTGCTTACAAAAACTTGAAAATACAAACAAGGATTTGGAAGAAGCTAATAATAAAATAAAACAATTAGAAGAAAGTAATAAATGAAAGTTTTTTTAACAATTGTTATGTGTAGTACAATGGCTCAGACTTGCATTGAACCACATACATTTCCAAATTCTTATAATGATATTTACGATTGTTTAGTAGATGGTTATGGCAAAGCAAACGATAAAATTATTGAAATTGGTAGAGAAGAAATTAATAAACATCAAATTTACATAAAGTTTGATTGTCAACAATTAATAGTTCCACCTGCAAAACCAGGAGTATCTTCATAATGGCAACTCCAGTATGGCAAAGAAAAGCAGGTCAATCTAAATCTGGTGGACTTAATGCTAGAGGTAGAGCAGCTTATAATAGAGCTACAGGTGGCAATCTTAAAGCACCAGTCACAACAAAACCAAGTAAATTAAAAAAAGGTAGCAAAGCTGCTAATCGTAGAAAGAGCTTTTGTGCCAGAATGTTAGGCATGAAGAAAAGGCTTACATCAAAAAAAACAGCTAGAGATCCTAATTCAAGGATTAACAAAGCATTAAGAAAATGGAATTGTTAATTGAAAAAAAAATTATGGAAAAAACCAAATGCCATCATGTTTGTTGGCTATTGCAGATATTGTAAGGGTGAAATAATAAACACAGATTCATTCGTAAGTTTTTATTCAAAAGATCATGCTCACTATCTTTGCATGAAAAAAGATGACGAATTACATCAAGAAAAGGAAAAAAATGCCGAAAGGTAAAAATAAAAAATATAGTAAAAAACAAATGAAGATTGCAAGAGTAGCTGCACCTAGAAATAAAATAACTGGTGCTGACTTTGCAAAATTAAGAATGTCAAAAAAAAGAAGGAAGGCATAATGAAAAAACTTACTAAAAGACAACAATCAACACTTAAAAAACACTCTGTTCATCATTCTAAAAAGCACATGGCTATGATGAGAAAAGAAATGAAAATGGGTAAATCATTCACAGCAGCTCATAAAAAAGCACAAAGGTTAGTTGGAAAATAATATGGCTAATGTTCCTACAAATAAAAAACTTTATGCAAGGGTAAAGTCTGAGGCAAAAAGAAAATTTAAAGTTTACCCTTCAGCTTATGCTAATGCCTGGCTTGTTAGAACTTACAAAAAAAGAGGTGGGGGATATAGAACCACATGAGCAGAGCAAGAGCTGGACTTACAAAATGGTTTAGGCAAAACTGGGTTGATATTGGCTCAAGAAAAAAAGATGGATCTTTTGCAAAATGTGGAAGGTCTAAGCTTGAAAAAGATAGAAAATCTAAGTACCCAAAATGTGTGCCTCTTGCAAAAGCTAGAAGAATGTCTGCATCGCAAATTAGGAGTGCAGTAACAAGAAAAAGAAAAGCACAAAGAAAAGGCAATACTGGTGGCAAACCAATAAATGTCAAAACTTTTGCTTAACAGAATAGGAAGATCGACTTGTTTAGTAGATCGGAAATAGCTTAGAGCTATTGGGTGCAGGGTGGGCTTGACTATGTTATTGACATTGTGTTAATAAAGTATTCACCAATGTTTCATAGTTGTTACATAGTCAGTGGACAAAAATATAATAAAATTAGCTTTTATTGTGGCAGCACTTTGATTACAAATCAATTGCTCTACCAGCTGAGCTACAAGGGCATAGTTAAATATATAGGCTTTTATACTAATTTAAGTATAAGAGCCACTTTTTTTGTGCCTAAATTATGGCTAAAAATTGTATTTGTTATTTTTTTACATAGTTTTTACATAGTTTTTTCTCATATTTTCTACATAGTTATGTCAATTGATTAGTTGCAATAGATGATAACAATGGTATAACTAAATGATAACTATATTAAAGGAGAGAAAATGATTAATTACAATATACATTTTACCATAAATAAAAAAGGTAAAAAAATTGCAAGGTTTGAATATAAAAAAGCAGATGGTAAAACAGCTTTTTTACAAGCACCTACTAAGGCCTTACTAAATGATAAAATAGAAAAAATATTTAAAGACAGAGGTTTTATCAAAACAAATAGCCAAGAGCTTACCTTAAATGAGGCAAAGGACTTTTTTGTAAACTCCCACCTTAATTATAAAAGGAGCATTGGTAAAACTAGCGATAGCACTATTGAAGATTATCATAGTTTTTATAAATGCCATATCTATCCATTTTTTAAAAACAAAGATGTAAGATTAATTGAAAAGCAAAATATAATTGATTTTATAGAGTCCTTAAAAAGCAAACAATTAGATGGTAAAACAATCACTAAAATATTTAATCATTTTAAAAATATTATTTCTTATTGTGCAGACAAAGGTAGGCTAGATTTTAATATTACAAAAGATATTAATTATTTAACAGATATATTTACACCCAATAAAAAAAGAAAAAAGATTGATCTTGATTTTTGGACTTTTGAGGTCATGCAAGAGCTTATCTACAATATTGATGATAAGATGATTAAACTTATATATATGATCTTATTAGAAACTGCTGCAAGACCAAGTGAGATAAGAGCATTAGAAAGATCGGATTTGATATTCTTAAAATCAAACAATTTGCAAATAAATATAAATAAGGCAGTAAAAAGGCATAAGAAACTTGGTGAAACAAAAACTGAACAGGGTGAGAGAATTGTTGAAATATCAGCATCGCTTAAAGATCATATAGTAGATTATGTCAATTCCTTGCCTGACCTACAAGATAAACTATTTCTTAATACAAAAGGTAAATATATATGCGTAGAAAGGCTTATAAGAGCCATAAACAAGAGTTTTAAAAAAATGCGACCTGAGTATCAGGATTTTCCAATCAAGCGAAAAGCATACCTTTTTAGGCATTATAGAACTACTTATTTTGCAGCTAAAGGTAAGTTTAACAATGCTTTAGAACTTGCACATTTTATTGGTGATAAAGATATAAACTTTGTTAATAGAACTTATATTGCTCCATTTGAGCATAACAATAAGCAACAAAAATTTTCAGAAAATATTATTTGGAATTAAGACAAAAGGGGGCTAAAAGCCCCCAGTTGTCATCATCATCATTACATCAAATTGTTTGGATACTTTTTCATTCTCAAAGAGCATTATGAATGATTATCAGGTGATCCAACATTAACCCAATAATTCTGTAAAACTTTAACTTTTAAATTCATTATAATATTTCCATAAATTAGAATTACTTTTCCAACAGCTTCTTAAATTCATTTTATTATTTATGTGGTGCAATATGCTTGTATGATCCATGTTAAAAAATCTACCCATAGCAGGTGTGCTGACATCGTAATTTTCATAAATAATATTTAATGCAAGGGATCTTAATTTTGTTACATCTGCCAATCTTGATTTTGCAGTGATAACATTTTCATCAACATTAAATTTATTTGAAACCCATTGTAGGACTTTTTTCATATCATTTGCTGATGCAGTTTTTTTTAAATCAGTTTGAATTAATATCGGTTGTCTTTTTTTGAGGTGTTTAATGATAATATGTAATTTTTTAATTTTTTCTTTAAATTCTAAATGAGCAATATTAAATCCATTCCTAAAACCTGATTGAAAAATATTTAATTCTTGAGTTGTTAAATTTTCATATTGAGGTGCTTTCATGGCACTCTTAATCATAGATAATTTAGTTCTCAAGCTCCCTCCTTAATTTGAGCAGACAAATAGCCTGTAGTTTTTTACAACTTTTAGTTATGGTTTACTTAACCATACATAAATTTAGCATCTCTATTCTCAATTCTGACAACTTCTCTATATAATTGATCGAACTTTTTTTTATGCTTTAGTCTGCAAACACACTGCCTAGTGTCTTTACCTGCATAAATTTTCTCAAAAAGCTCTTTCATTTTGTCATACTTGAGGCTTTTGCTGTTGCTTAGACTCATTTGCTTCTTGTTGCTCCTTTATTGTTTTAATCTTGGTGTTAGTAATATTAACATTCAAGATTTCGACCATAGAATTTTCACTAGGTCTATTTGATTGCATAGCTTGTTCTACACTTTCAAATTCTTCTTGTGCCTTACATTGGACATCAAAATAACTTTCTTTTGTAATCTTAGGCATGTGCTTGAAACTCCCTATTAAATTTTAAATTTTTAACTGAACTTATTTGATTAGCAGTCATTCTTATTTTTCTATGATTGCTTTCACCTTTATAAATCAAACCCATTTTGTACAGATCCCTAACAATAACACCTGCTCTAGCTCTTGAATAACCAAACTGATTTGCAATTTCAAATAAAGTTGGCGAATAATTATATTTTTCAATAAAATCTTTTATAAATTTTAAAACTTTAAATTTTTTTTCTGAAAAATATATTTTATGTCCATTAGTTTTTTTCATTTTTTTTCTTTAAATAACTCCTCAATATTAGTTGTTGGCTCAATATCTATTCCTTTTGTTTTCAAGTCATTCATGTATTGAATTAATTTTTCTGAATACCAATGAGCCTTTGATGCGTCCATTAAAGACGAATGTATAGTTTCACCATGTTTCTCACCAAACCTCATTGTGTATTTCATAATCTGTGATCTATGATAACCAATGACCTCTAATGGCGATAACTGAGAAACTATAGCATCGTAAGTTTCAATAGATTTATTTTTATAATAATCTGGGTTTACTTGTTCTTTAGTCATTATTAGCCTTGTATGGATCTTGTATTCTGCCATTCATATCAGGATCACCTTCTTTTCTTTCCTCTGGTTTTTTCATATTAAGCCACAATGAAACCTCTTTTTGTTTACCATCTACAGTCATTTTACCAGTGTAGTTAGGATATTTTTTTCCAGGTTCATCGTTATCTTTTGGTTTTCTTTTCCAAAATGCAATCGTATTATTATAGTCGGACATTATTCATACCTCATATTTATTTGTTGTTTTAATTTAGACTCAGCATCATCAATTCTTTGTTGAGATACTAGGTCGGTTGATATTTGATGTAATTCTGTTTGATATTCTTCTCTTAATGGCATAATTCTTTTTTCATAATCATTTTGAGATTTTGCATATTTTGCAACCTCATTCATTTTGCTAATCCAATCATCAACAAAATTTTTATCAGTGGTTACTACTTTTAAATTTGGTTTTTGTTTACTAGTTGTGTTTTCATTTAATTCAAAATTATATCCATCTTCATCTTTAATTCCTGTTTTTAAATTCAAAGCAGCAAGGTAAGCATATTTTTGAGAATATGTCATACCATTACCTGTTCCATATCGGTCAAGTTTGCCATAACCAGAGCTACCATTTACCTCAATAAATTCATTTGGGTTTTCAACATTATAAATCTTCATATTACAAACAATCATTACAAAATTATCTTTTATATGTGTTTCGTAATTACAAATTGGATAAAGTTTATTTTCAATAAATGCCTTCATAGCAACCTCTTTGACTTTATCAGCTAATAATGGTTCAAAATTCATACCACCTGATTTTTTTTCTTTAGTTACACTCTTTGCTTCATTTGATGCTTTGTGTAATTTTTTTAATAAATCTTTCATAAATCTCCAAATCCTCTCATTTTTTTTAATGGGTTGTTCATTCTTTCTTGTAGCTCATCTATTTTTTTGTTTTTGTCTTTTAGTTGGGTTTGCAAATTACCAACTAATTTTTGATGTTCTTTATTTATTTGCTCTAAATCTCTAATCCTATTCCTAAGTGGTTTTATAATACCCATATCACTCATAATATTTTAAATACCTGTTGATGTATTCTTTCGGCACTCCCTGCCACCAAAATGAATCTTTTTTAATATCTGAAAAATCAGGAGGACATAACCAAGCTAATTTTTTTATATCGCCATCAGCACATTCTAATTTTTTTTGCCAAGCTATCTCATAAATCATTAGCTGCTTTAAATAATTATCTAAATTTTTTTGTTTTAAATCCTCACAATTTTTTGCAGTAAATAATTTTCTATCTGTATGACTTGCATAAGACAAAAAAGGTATTTTAGGACAAGCTTTTTGATACAAAGCGATTTGTAACAAGTCAGAAAAAAATGGTCGATCAGGTATTTTTACTGATGAAATAACATAATCTCCAATTCTATTTGGATTTATTTTTGTTTGTTTTTTCTTTAATGGTTTAAATTCAACTGATCCAAATTTATTTTTTAAATCGCCAAAATAAAACTTACCCACCAAATCAAGACTCATTAACCAATATGTTTGTACTGGTGGAGTCCAAACTGTATATTCTATTTCATCTGTCCATTGTTCTTTAGGTAACTCTTTTATATTTTCTAAATGATTATTTGCAGTTTCACTAGCAAACTTAATTATCATTTCATATTTTTTTTTATCTTTTTCATTAAAAGGTTCATAAGAATTAATTTTATCTTGTATTTCTTTTTTATTAAGTGCTTTATCGACACTGACATTATTTGTTAAACATTCTTGAACTATTAAATGAATTATTGTTCCACCTTGCAGAGAGGCATTAGACAATTTGTTAGCCTCTTTATAATCAAGAACATGCTTTTTAAAAAATCTGATAGTGTGAGGCAGGGTAGCAGTTGACTTAGATGTATGCTTCAAGCCAAACTTTTTATAGGGTTCACCAATTATTTTTAGTTGATTCGCCATTAAACAAATCAATAATACAAATTAAACTGAAAGTCAATATAGTTAAAATAGATGATAATTAAGTTATTTAACCCAATCGCTTTCTTTGGGTGAAATCATGCTAATTATTTTGGTTTTATTAACTATTTCTAAATTTTGATGTAAAATCTTAATTTCGCTTGAAATTACTGAATAATCGCAAATATTAAATTTTCCATTAGATAGTGGTTTTAAATAACCATAAAATAATTTGTTGGTCTTTTTTTGTTTAACTATAGAAAAATTGTATTCTGCTGAACCATCAACATCTAATTTTTTTGCAATTCTGACTTTTCCTTGTGATACACCTTGTCTAATATAATAACCTTGTAAATTACATAAATTTTTAGGAACTTTTAATTTCCATTTATTTTTTTTCCATTCAATAATTTCTCCAGTTTCAACACATTCGCCAACTACATTAATTATACAATCTTTTTCAATAAATTGTGATGCTGTAAATTTTTGGTCATGCTCACTAGATATTAAATTAAAATAATCAGCTAAATTTTCTGATAATTCTAATAAACCAAAATTTGATGGATCTGACTCTTTTTTATTAATTAACCTTGATATTTTTACTTTCCAATTAGCAAATTCATTTTTTGGCTTAATTTCTTTAATAATTTGATCCATTGTAACACCATATTTATGTTTACAATATTCAAGTAATTCCTTGTTAAAAGTAGGCATTTTTTTAATATTATTTATATCCATAATATAATTTTAATTAATTTTGTCTATTCTCATTTTGTTAATGTCTTGTTGACTATGCACAAATTAAATTACTTGTCAACAAAGTTAAAATAGGTATTAACTAGGTATTATTCGCATGGATGATAAAAGAAATAAAATACAAGAATTACAAGGTAAAAGTGAGATATATGAGCATTAAACAAGCTAAGATTGAAAATGCCTTTGGGTTGTATTTGCCAAGTAAATCAACAATTTATATCCAAAAAAATTTAAACATTCAAAATTATATAGCGATTCTTTTACATGAATTAGCTCATTTTTTAGTTGATAAAGCTAAAACTAAACCAAAATCAGAGGAAACCTTTGCAACACTAACTGAGGAATTTGCAAAAATTTTTTATCAAAATCCAAAATTAATAAACATCATCAAAAAAGGCATCAAAAAATATGAAACATAATGAAAATATTTTTTTTATTTTTGGGATTGCTCTCAAATGATCCAGGTTACGAATTATTAAAAATTCCAATAACGCAAGGTATTCAAAAAGTTACCTGCGATCATGCTTTTGAAAAATATACTGAGTGGAAATTAAACCCAAATTATGAAGATGGTAATGGTGAAGTTTGGGGTTTTCATACTTACAAAGATAAAGTTGTATTCATGCACTATTGCAAGGACAAACAAGGAAATTGGGTTAGATGAAAGAAATAAATTTAAGTTTATATGAAATGCAATCAGCAGCTCATCTTGGTATTTTAAGATGTTTGGAGTCTGTCAAATTAGGTCAAGAGTGGGGGCATGGTTTTAAATCTACTTTAAATGATAAATTTGCCAAAAGCATATCAGGTTCAATGGCAGAAATGGCAGTTTGTAATTTTCTTGAGATACCATTCACTTATACTGTAAATGTTGGCTCTGCACCTGATATTTATTACAAGGATCTAAAAATCCAGGTCAGATCTCAAATTCCAAAAAAAAATAATAAAAATTCTTTAATTATTCGCACATCTGCCAGACCAAAAGAAATTTATATTTATGTTGAGGATCATGCACCTTTATTTTTAATTAAAGGTTTTGTAAATTCATCTGCAATTTTAGGCACAACAGAATATCTTACTGACTTTAATTTGAAAAGACCAAAATGTCATGCAGTACCCATTGACCAGTTAACACCAATATTTTTGCTTAAAGATGGGAGTTGGAATTGAGTTGGACATTTGAAAAAGTTGATATTGAGCTATTGGATAATCTAAATCTCAATAGCCATGAAAAATTAATTTATATTTTACTTAGAAGATTTAGGAATTGTAAAAATGGCATAAATGTTTCCAATAAGTATTTAATGAAAAGAACAGGTATTAAATCAAAAATTACCTTAAGAAAATACTTAGATAATTTATCCTTGTATGGCTTATGTGCTAGGCGACAACCTGAGAAGAAAAAAGCCAATCAATACACTTTTGATAAAAATGAAATGCAATATTTTATCAGGCAGCAATTAGGCAGAAAAAAATCCATGTCTAAAAAAATGAAACAAATTAAAGCTAAAAATAAATATGAAACAGCTATTAAGGATAAAAAGGTTATTGCTATAAATAAAATTAGGGGGTCAAAAAATGACCTACCATAGGTCAATTTTTATACCTCTTAAAGAGAGAATATATAAATA